ACTCTAAATTTAGAGTCAGATGGAGTAGTGATAACGGACAACACCATCACAAGCACATCAAACGCTGACCTAGAATTGTCGGGCAACGGATCAGGCACAGTCAAAGTTGAACTGTTCAGTCTACCAAGTTCGGACGGTGCTACTAATTCTCTGCTAAGGACCGATGGATCAGGCACAGTCACTTTCGTGCCAAGTGCTATACTTTTTGCTGACACAATAATAGATGACGGCACAGCGACCATTACCGGTAACTCAACAACACAGACCATAGATTCATTCAGCACATCCACGTATAGGAGTGCAAAATACACAATTCAGATTTCAGATTCCACAGCGAACAGGTACAAACTGTTGGAAGCCAATGTCACGCATGATGGTTCTAACGCCTATATCAGCCAATACGGTGGTGCATCAAACGGCGCAGGAGACGGATCAAGTATATACGATTCACTCGATCTTACGGCAGACATTTCAAGTGGTAACCTTAGATTGCGAGGAACAGTAAATAACACTAACAGCCAAGTTTTAAAATTCGTGAGGAGAGCAATAAAAGTATAATGGCGCAACAGACACTCAATATAGGTACAACAGCAAACGACGGAACAGGTGACACGTTACGTGTCGCAATGGACAAAGTCAATGATAATTTTGATGAAATCTATGCGAGTCCCATCATTAGTGATCATATCACTATAACTGGAAACGAGATCAGGGCAAACAGGACTAACGATGATCTTGTTTTGGAACCGTCTGGCACAGGTATAGTTACTGCACCTGCTGTCACAGTGGACAGCAACATCAACATCAAGGATAACGTGATCCAAGCAACAGTTTCAAATTCAGATCTTGTGTTATCACCTTCAGGAACAGGAAGCGTGGTCATAAGCAAAGCAGACATAAACAGTGGAACAATCGACAACACAGTAATAGGTGGTACGACTGCAGTGGCAGGAACCTTCACCACTTTGACTGCAAACACGTCCGCGGTCATTGACGGTGTCACGATCACTGACAACACAGTTTCGACCAACGCCTCCAATGCCAACCTTGAACTGACAGGTAACGGAACAGGAACAGTGGCAATAAACGGTCTCAAGTTTCCAACAAGTGATGGCTCAACTGGACAATTTTTAAAAACAGATGGAAGTGGAAACCTAGCATTCGCAACAGCAGGTGCCACACTCAGCCATTCTGACATTGGTGATGGCTCAACAACTGTGGCGACATCAGCAACCACTCAAGTAGACAGTTTTTCTACTGCGACCTACAGGAGTGCGAAATACATTATATCGATCTCAGACGCAACTAACAGCAGATTTGAGATCGTTGAAGCGAACTTGGTACATGGTCCAAGTGCGGACAGCACAACAGAAGCCTACTTAACTGTGTTTGGCTCTACCACATCTCACTCTGTGCCTTTGTGTACATTTACAGCAGACATCGATGACGGCAACGTGAGATTGCTGGCCACTAACATCACTAGTGACAGCACTGTATTCAAGTTTCAAAGAATAGTGATAGACTTATAATAGATACATTAAATGAAAAGGCATAATAACAAGTTCAGGTCAAAATCGCCTCGATCTGAAATCGCTAGGCTACAGGAAAAATTGCGTAATACACGTGATCCCATCGAACGAGAGAACATAAAACAGCACATCGAACACTGGACTAGAGCCAATAAATAACGTTGTAAGGAGTAATTAAATGGCAACACCAGTGTGGACAACCACAGCAGGAAAATTAGATACTTTCAACGAAGACAGTGCTAGTTCGTTCCAACTTGAAGCGAACACTAGCGATTCTACAGCCATAACTTACTCACTTATTGCAGGAAACCTGCCCTCAGGAATGAGTCTTACAACATCAGGTTTGCTTACAGGAACCCCGGCCCAGGTTGCCAAAAGAACTCTTTACACCTTCGTCGTGCGAGCCACGGCCGGGTCCTCTGTAACTGACAGGACTTTCTCACTAGACATAGAGGGACAGGACGCTCCCACGTTCACCACATCATCTGGACAACTAGAACTTGACGATTCCACTAGGGTTGGATTGTATTGGGTTTTGGACGGTGAACATGTGAACTTTCAGTTCCAAGCAACAGATATCGACACCAGGACAGGTGCTGATCTGACATTTAAAATTATATCAGGTATTTTACCACCAGGTCTCACTTTGAGTGAAAGTGGACTGCTCTCAGGAACGTGTCAACTAACAGACGATTACTTTGAGGATTCTACGAGACAGATAGCAATGACCTTTCCTATCACAGTGAGAGTAAGCGATGGGACCAGCGTAACCACACAAGAAAATTCTATATTCGTATATTCAGCGGCTTATTGGAACGTGAACAATCCAAACATCACAGTTGACATGACAGCGATCAACGGGTTCCCTATAACCATGGATCACACATCACAACGTAGACCAGTTTTCACAACCGACTCAGATCTAGGAACACACAGACACGACAATCAGATAATTCTCAAAATAGATGTCGATGATGCTGATTCAACAGGGAACGATCTCGTTTACTCGCTACAGTCTGGTACATTGCCATCGGGACTGACCGTAGATCCAAACTCGGGAGAGATACACGGGTTCCTTTCAAGACAAGAAGAAGTGACAAAAGATTTTACATTCACATTGAGAGCAACAAGAACAATGCCAACTGGACAATTAGTGTTTTCAGACAAACAGTTTACCATGACTGTGATAGGAGACATCAAGACCGGCATCACTTTCACAACTGCGACAAATGTTGGCACTTTGACAGCAGATATCCCAAGCACACTGTCTATACAGGCAGAAGCGGAGGAGTCGAACAGAGTATTATATTATTCTGTCACAGGAGGTGCCTTACCAACAGGCATAACACTGTCACCTTTGGGCAATATTGTTGGCACATTAAACCCTAGTGACTTTACAGATTCCACTAGGAGTTTTAATTTTACAGTGACCGTGAGTGATCAATACCAGACCGCCGCGGCAGTAAAGGCATTTTCTTTGACTATAGACTTGCCTTATACGACCGTGGAGTATGGAACGTTGACGGGCCACGCGACGTCATTCATAGATCAAAACGTATTCTACAACATAGCACAAGATCCAAACATTAACTCGCCTGAAGAAATATATAGGCCTGAGGATTCTAACTTTGGCATGAAACTTGTGCCAGAAATGCTGATGATGGCCGGTGTCGAGGCACAGACGCTAACAACTTTCCAAAATCAAATGGAATTGAATCATGCGCCAGTAACTCTTTACTTTGGCGAAATCAAGACCGCTGTTGCAAAACAAGGTAGCACAGTTTTATACGAAGTGGTGTACATTGACATGATAGATCCATTTGTAAACAACGATGGTATTGAAACAGGGGCAACCACGATCAGACCAAATGCTGTAGAGAACTTGAGAGATAGAATCAAAGCACTAGGACACGATGAATGGACATACCTACCACTTTGGATGAAGACACAACAAGAAGGAAGCACAGGACCTTTGGGATACGTCAAAGCAGTTCCCATACTGTACTGCAAACCAGGCACATCTGCCAAATTCAAAAAAAGGATCGAAGACTTGAACTTAGACTTTAAAAAGATCGATTTCATCATTGACAGATATGCAGTTTCTAGGAGTAAAGTATCGCCAAGCACATTCACTGGTGATGGATCTACGCTCACTTTTGAATTGAACGAGATTGTGCATGAGCAGGATATCTCGGTAAAAGTTGGAACAACAACGCAGACACGTGATGATGAAGGTGGATTAGATTACCATCTCACACATGACGTTGACAATCAAAAAACAAGCATAGTTTTCAACATAGGTTCACTTCCTGCTGACGGAGATGTTATAACCGTGTCCAGAAGTAACGATAAATATCTAAGATTTAAGGATATAACATAATATGGCAAGTAATATAGTACCAGGAAATATTGACGCTACCTACCCTAAAGCAGGACAGGACAACAGTTCTCAGGGTTTCAGGGACAATTTCAATAGCATTAAGAACAATTTCACAGAAGCAAAAAGTGAGATAGAAACCATGCAGTCAAACAAAGCAAACCTTGACGCGGCAAATGATTTTTCAGGCAACACTATCACTGATGCTGAGTTCAAAGATAACTCTGAGACTGTATACGCATTTGGCTCTAGGGCTGACACTATAAGTCTAGATCATGAAAACGGACACTATCAGACCGTAACAACAACAGGAAGCATAACACTTGAATTTTTAAATCTGCCAGCAAACAATAAATTGGGCAGAATCATACTAGATGTCACAGTTGCATCAACGGCACACACAATAACAATACCAACTGCGGTGTTGGTAGCAGGTAATGTGTCGGGTGGTGACGGTAGTTCAAACACAATCACTGTGCCAACTTCTGGCAGGTACTTGTATGAATTCTTGACACCGGACAATGGCACAACCATATTAATGCACCAGTTAGGTAACAACTACATCTAATAGGAGGTAGTGATGTATTTTCATCCATTACAGGAAGAAATAGGCAACATGAGTGAGGAAGACATTTCCAAAAGGATTAAAGAACTCACTAGGAAAGTTGCAATCGCCAGGAGAGGTCGTAATCCTGAAATGTTGGCCAACCTTCAGTTTGCTCTCAACACCTACAGAAACGCAATCAGAGAAAGGCGAATCGAGGAGTGGCACAAGAACAACAAGAAGTTAAGGAACGAACCAGATATTGGAGACCTGATAAACATCGACTAGTAAATAGTCTCGATGTCAAACACATTCACCTGGAAGACCAAATTCAAAAGCATCATTATTGTAGATGGTGAACTTTTTTCTAACGAATACAAAATAAAAATTTCACTAACACCACACACTGCAAGTCTAAAAGAACAGACAGAATATTTTGAAAGACTCAAAAATTTATTTGAGCAAGTTTTCGCAAACACTATTACTACCTGGAGGGAAGAACCACTCTATCCTATTCTTAAGAAATCAACAAACAACAGGTTCATTGAATTACCAAAACCACCTTATGATCAGATCATGGCCGCAGTTTGTTTCTGCAAAGCCAACAGTGTCCTTGACAGTAAAATTGTGATTAACAACATCGAACTATCATCATGGCAAGGGGATGGTATTACCTACACGGTTGACAAAAACAGCAAAGAACTTATACTGTTAGATAGACCCGATTGGTTTTCTAAGAAATACAGCAAATTTGATCCATGGTGGTTGAGGGCAGACACGGCAACATATG